TCCTGTAGGAATAGTTGCTACTAATCATACATATGCATCGCAGGACATGTTCGATCCAGATGATAAAATTAGTGGAGGACAAGGTTTTATATATGCTTCCTCTATTGTAGTAGCAATGAAAAAACTTAAATTAAAAGAAGACGAATCAGGAAATAAAATAACTGATGTACGTGGAATTAGGGCGGCTTGTAAAGTAATGAAAACACGTTTTGCAAAACCTTTTGAGAGCGTACAAATTAAAATACCATACGATACCGGAATGGACCCGTATAGTGGTTGTTTAGATCTGTTTGAAAAAGCAGGTGTTATTGTAAAAGACGGTAATAAGTTAAAATACCAAACTAAAGACGGTAACGAAATTAAAGAGTTCCGTAAAAATTGGAACCATGAAAAACTACAAATTGTAATTAATGAAACCGGTGATAAAGAAATCCAAGCAGATACAATCGTTAAAATGGCTGAAAATCTTATAAATAAAGACAACTTTGACGAGGATGTAGTAGATGCAGATGAATGATACAGATGTAGCTTTTTTTCATGATTTATATGACATGGTAAAAGCCTATACTGATAAAAAGGAACTAGAAGAAGCAACTGATCAATTGGTTGAAATTTTTGAAAATTACAGTTATACTATAGAAGATAGTTTACATAGTCTTAGAGGTTACAGTAAAACGCTCGATACTGTTCTTGATTCAAGATATAAGGAAGAGCTAGATGATGAAGAACCTGATGATTATATATATTAAATGTCCAATTGGTTTATAAAAATACAAAAGGATTTAAGTAAAATTCCTGATTGTATTGATTATTTTAATGAAGAATTAAACAACATAGGGTTTGAAGTTTCAATGAAAGGTAATCTTGAAAAAACGTCAAGGGAGATGCCTGGTATTGTTGCTCATAGATTTAATCAATTACAAGAGCTTGAAAGTATATTAGAACATCTTAATATTGAAATGCGAAGAGAACGAACTAGATTATTTAGAAAATATTTAGAGCATTACCAAAGAGCATTATCAAGTAGAGATGTTGAAAAATATGTAGACGGAGAGCAATCTGTTTTAGACTTGCAAGGATTAATAAATGAGGTTGCTTTTGTTCGTAATAGATACCACGGGCTAATGAAGGCTCTTGAGGCCAAGCAATTTCAAATTAATAATGTTATTAAATTGAGAGTTGCAGGGTTAGATGATATAACTTTATGATTGAACAAGAAACAGGATTATTTCAAACTATAAATGATGCTAGGGTTGAGGCAAAAAAAATTGCTGAATTTTATAATGAAACAGTAGTAGTAACAAAACATATTGACGGATTTGAGATCGAAATGTATCCAGAATGGGCAAATACTGACAAAGAAGTTGAACTTTTTGTCGATCCAACCGCAGAATTTAGGCAATAAATAAAAAAAAATGAAAAAAAGATAAAAAAAATGCCAAATAAGGTTGACTTTTTGGTTAAAGATAGTATAATACATGTATAGTTAATAACGAGGCTAACACAGGCAAATACAGGAGACATTATGATACAGCCAGGAACGCAAGTAACGTTAACCGGAGGCGTGTACAGAGGAAAAGGAATGAGTGGAACTACCGGAATTCTTGTTAAAGAATACCAAAATTTTAATGCTCCAAAAGATGGATGGGATGGTTTTATTACTATCCGCACAGACGATAATAACATCCGAGTCAAAACTACCAATACAAATTTTGCACCTTATGTAACCCTTGAAGAAGGAGACACAATGGTTAGTGAAACACCAGTAGTTGTTGAAAAGACAGACGATGAGCGTATGGCAGAAATTAAAGAGCGTTTTGAAATTTTGGACGAAATGACTCAAGCCAGTGTAGACGGAATTGTACGTGGAATGGTTGTAACAGGACCTCCTGGAGTAGGTAAAAGTTTTGGTGTTGAGAAGGTACTGGAAAAGAACAGTATGTTTGATAAACTTGCTGGTAACACTATTAAATTTGGTGTTGAAAAAGGTGCCGCTAGTGCAATTGGTTTGTACCAGTTACTTTATAAGTATGCTGATCCGGGAAGCGTTTTGGTACTTGACGACTGTGATAGCATCCTTTGGGATGAGGTTAGTTTGAACTTGCTGAAAGCGGCATTGGATTCCAGTAACAAACGAATGATTAGCTGGAATACAGAGAGTGCGGCACTTCGAAGAGAAGGTGTTCCGGAGAAGTTTGAATTTTGTGGATCCGTTGTTTTTATTACAAACTTAAAGTTTGATAAAGTAAAAGGTAAAATCAAGGATCACTTGGAAGCTATTCTTTCAAGATGTCATTATTTGGATTTGACACTTGATACAATGCACGATAAAATGCTTCGTGTAAAACAGATTGTTGCAGACGGAATGCTTCAAAAATACAACTTCAGTAAGGCAGAAGAAGAACAGGTAGTTAACTTTATGGAAGCCAATACTGATCGTTTGCGAGAAGTTAGTTTGCGAATGGTAACCAAACTGGCAGACCTTAAAAAGATGTCAGAGCATCGATGGATGACACTTGCTGAGAATACTTGCATAAAGCGAGGATAAGCAAGTTTCGAAGGTGCTGGTGTACCTAACTTGGAGCCAGCACCTTTTTTTTTGACAATTAAATGGATTGCATAATAGAAATAAAAGACGAAGTAAATGTTAAGATACACAATTTAAATCTAGTAACAAGGCGTAAACTAGAGAAAAAGTTTAAGTATTTTATGCCTTATGCTTATCATGTTCCTGCATATAAATTAGGTCGTTGGGACGGTTGTGTTAGTTACTTTAGTCCTGGCGCAGTTACTTACCTAAATCTTCTCGAAGAAATCATTCCAGTACTTATTGATGAAGGTTATCAAATTAATGTAAAAGATAATCGCGAATCTACTGCATTAGATTTTATTACAGTTACACAAGAAACCCATAAAGATAAAAAATGGCCTAAAGGTCATCAAGAGGCAGGCAAATCAATTATACTAAGAGATTACCAAGTTGGTATTATAAATCAATTTTTATCACAACCACAATGTTTACAAGAAATTGCAACAGGAGCAGGTAAAACACTTATTACGGCTACATTAAGTCAGTGTGTAGAGCAATACGGTGGCACTTTAGTTATTGTACCAAACAAAGATTTAGTGACTCAAACAGAAAAGGATTATATTAATTTAGGACTCGATGCCGGTGTGTATTACGGGGATAGAAAGGAACTGGGCAAAACCCATACGATATGCACTTGGCAGAGTCTTAATGTATTAGATAAACGATTTAAAGATGGTGAAAGTGAATTAGGCTTACATGATTTAATAGATGGTATTAGTGCAATTATTGTTGATGAAGTACATATGGCAAAAGCAGATGTACTTAAACGATTACTTACAGGACCGTTTGCAAAGGTACCAATCCGATGGGGATTAACAGGCACAATCCCAAAAGAGGATTGGGCCTATGTATCATTAGTTGTTAGTTTAGGTGGTGTTGTAAACCGCTTAAAAGCGTCGGATTTACAAGATCAAGGTGTACTTGCAGACTGTAAAGTAAATGTCTTGCAATTACAGGACACAATACAGTATAATAATTATGCTAGTGAGTTGTCGTATCTTACGACAAACGAAACTCGCATGGATTATATTACAGAATTATTAAAAGATATTATTAAAGGCGGTAATACATTAGTATTAGTTGATCGTATTAAAGCCGGAAAAATACTCCAAGAAGGATTAGGAGATGAGAGCGTTTTCATATCAGGTTCGGTCAAGTCAGCAGACCGACGAGAACAATACGACGAAGTTCAAACTGCTGACAACAAAGCAATTATTGCTACTTACGGGGTTGCATCTGTTGGCATCGATATACCTAGGATATTTAATTTGGTCCTTATCGAGCCAGGTAAAAGTTTTGTCCGTGTCATACAGTCAATCGGTAGAGGAATTAGAAAAGCAAAAGATAAAAACTTTGTCCAAATTTGGGACATAACCTCTTCTGCTAAGTTTTCTAAAAGGCATCTAACTGAACGTAAGAAGTTTTATAATGAGGCTCGGTACCCTTACACAATAGAAAAAATAAAATGGTGATATGCTATTACATACATTAGAACATGGTGTATACGACATAGATCGTATACCAGAAGAAATAGATAATATATATTATGGAGTATTAGATTATAGTGACCAAAATGCTCCTGACTTTATATATTGTCCGTTAGTATTTTTAGAAAGTTTTAGTACACCTTGTTTAGAAGTTGAAATAGGAGGAAATAGATTTCATATGCCATTAGATTGGCATATTGTTATTGCAGATAGATATACAGGCGAAAGCGAGTTGTTATCGCTAGTTCATTGTGCAGGAAGAAGATTTTCAGCATTTTGTTTGGATATGAGTAATAGTAGTATTATGCCAGACTTTGGTGATTTAGATGTTGTTAATGTTTATACTGAGAAAAAATGGTATGTACCTAAGTTAAGAGTTGGGCATATATTAGCAGTACCTGTCAATCCTAAGACTAACATTTGTGCATTTTTTGTTAAAGATATACAAAAGATTCCTGAGGTATTAGATTTTGAAAAGTTATGGGTATAAGGGGAACAATAGTTCCCCTTTTGGATTATCAGTCTGCTTCGAAATCATCTGCGTCGGTAAAGGAATCGTCCGTACCTGCTTCTTCAATTTCAACTCTGTCATCAGAGGCATCAGTTGTGAATGTCCATGGCATAGTTGTGCCTGAATCAAGCATAACTCTACGTCCAGTAATTTTTGTAACTTGGCGAATTGTTCCACCGTCGTCTTTTACTGTTACAGTCATCTCGCCTGCGGCTAAAGTGCCTTGGGCTTTATCAACTAATTTGCAAGTTGCATATGTGGAACCATCATAGCACTTATATCGCTTGGTTCCTTTTTGAGCAACGATCCAGCCGTTTACTTCGGCTGATCCATTATGATAACGACATTTTAGTTCGTTGCCAGCATCTGGTGAACCTATATGTCTTTTAGCAATTGGTCTTCCCATTTGTTTCTCCTGATGTGGGTTCTAGCCACTACGGGGATAGTGCCCCATAAAGGTTGTAAATTCAACCTAAATCGTGTATTATATATTTATTATGAAAAAGATTGATCTTAAATCGATGTTAGGAGCAGTTGATAAACGTAACAAGGATTTTTACGAGCAACTAACTGAAGAACAAGAAAAAGAATTTAGTCCGTTTATGGTATTACGTTGGACTAGTAGTGTTAAAGGTAGCAAACAATTACAATCGCATTATTTAACATATGCCAATGAACTATTAAACAAAAACTTTTCAGTCTTGTACAAGCATAAAAAGTTATTTTGGCAACTAGCATCTGTAATTGGATTAGGAAGTAATCAATTTCATCCGTGGATAGGTCCAAGTAAAAAAAGTAAAAAGGATGAACTTACAAGCAAGTTAAATGCATTGTATCCGGGACTAAATCAGGACGAATTAAATATTTTATTAAGTAATAAAAAAGCAATTCAAAAAATGTTGGATGAAATAGATGGCAAAGTTTAAATGTAGTTTTTGCAATCGTGAATTTGTAAGAGAGACAACATTAGCGTCGCATTCCTGTCCTAAAAAATTATACCATACTGATAAAGATGAAAAGTATATGATTATAGCATTATGGTGTTATAATAAATTTCTTGCTAGAAATACTTACAAACAAGCAGATATAACAAAGTTTTTAGCATCACGACATTACATGGAATTTATTAAATTTGCTAGGTACTTACTAGAAGCACAAATTAAAAATTATCAAGAATTTATGGATTGGATTTGTGATAATAACATTAAAGTAGATCATTGGAGAAAAGATAGTACGTATGACAAGTTTATTAAGCAACATGCATTAAAAGAATCGTGTCAAAGAGCATTAGAAAAATTTGTATTATGTACACAAGATTGGGCAGAACAACAAAGTAAACCAATGCAAGATTTTTATATAGAAGTTAATTCGCCTACAATACTAAAACTTATACGTGATGGCAAATTAAGTTTATGGATTGCAGTTGGTACAAATTTTGGAAAACAGTTACTATCCAAAATGGAAGATAGTGAACTTAAACATTTAGATAATTGGATCGGTGACGATTTATCAAAATGGAATCGTTTATTTGATAAAAATAAAGACGATCTTAATTGGGCTGATAATGTAATTACAGAGATGAAGTTTAATGGCATTTAATACCGATGTTGATATTGATGTAGCAGATAGGGATAAAGTATTAGATTTATTTAAACATGTTCCTGCAAAGCTCACGGATGATAAGAAACATAAAACAGGCGTTTATTTTCATAATGTTCCAACTGATTATTTAAATGGCACTTGTGCTATTGATTATAAGCAAGCAGACAGTCTTGGATTTTTTAAATTAGATGTAATTAATAATAGTGCATATAAAGATATAGATCCAACTAAGTTAGAGAAATTAATTTCAAAAGAACCAAATTGGGATTTGTTGTTAGAAGAAAAAGTAGTCAAAAAACTGTTTCATGTGCATGATCATATTGACATATTGCGAAAGTTAAAACCAAAAAGTGTTGAACAATTAGCCTCGGTATTAGCAATTATAAGACCAGCAAAGCGACAATTATTAGAAGAAACATGGCAACAGATAGAACAAAACGTGTGGAAAAAACCAACAGATGGTACATATTACTTTAAAAAATCTCATGCTATAAGTTATGCGATACTCATTGTAATGCAATTAAATACAATAACAAATGAAACATGAACAAATCAAACATGATATTAATAAAGATGGCTATCATGTTATTCCGGACTTTATAAGCAACGAGCAGGTTGACGAAATGCGGAAACTTTGTGATGAGTTACCGCCTCATAGAGGAATTGTTCATGGTTGGACACCAAGTCAGGCAATGTTTGCCAAAGACGGACTACCGTGGTTGTATTATTATACCCCGCACATACATGACAACAAAACAATTAATTATATCAAAGAAAAATTATGTCCAATTTGTACTGAACTATTAGGACCATGTACTTTTCGAGCAACAGATTTTATTGTAAATTGTGCTCGTTCACATAGACAAAAAGAATTGATATATAGACCGCATGTTGATACACCGTATAGATTTGAGAAATTTAAAGATAGAACAGATTTAATAGGAATGCAAATAGCAGTAGTCATTGATGAACTTACAGAAGAAAATGGCGCCACCGGATATATACCAGGATCGCATACTTTGAAATATGAGTTAATGGATCATGGAAAAAACACAAATCACGAGAAGTATGTAAACTTTTTTTTATCTAATTGTAAGCAACATATAGCAAAACCAGGAACCTTGATTTTATGGGATGGTAGATTACTACATAGTACAATGCCTAATAAAACAAACACTAATAGAAGGCTATTTTTAATAAATGCAATAAGCAAATCGGTATGCGACGAATTAGATATACTTGACCCAATTAATTAGGTTTTTTAACTAATTCTATAGTTCGGCGTTTAGTTCGCTTTTCGGAAATATTGAATAAATTAATTTCGTGACCTCTGTCAATAGTTGTGTTTTTTGCTGAAAGTACCATTAAGTATGGATAGAATTCTTTCATATCATTATATAGAAAAAACGTTATTGGAATCTTTCTATTTGATTCCCACCACCAAGTTTCACCTAATGTAATAAAGGTTTTCTTGAGGTTAGTATGTCTTATAGAATTATAATCAAAAAACATGACAAATGCTGAGTCACTTTGTTGTATGATTCCCAAATATTCTTTATCATTAGATCTAATGATACTTAAGAAAGGGAATCGTTTTAAAATCTGCTCGTAGTCCATAAATATTATATAATGGGGTAAATCACTGTGAATATTTATACTTTTACCAACACGTATTTTTTAGAAGACAACCCCGCAAAAGGTGCCTTGACAATGCAAGCAGGAAATGTTAAAATAATAAAAAGTGTAGCAAATACAGTTAATTTTCAAGTTAAAGACAAAGATAGAAAAGCAGTAAAGATTGATAACTTGTCTGTATATGCTAATATATTGAATACTGACGGAACACTAATAAAAAATATTAAGTGTATTAAAAATACTGTAACTGAGGGAAATTTTGATTTGATTACTGCCCAAGGTGATTTTGAACATACAGATCCAGGAATGTATAGGTTAAGTTTTTATACAGAAGATTCAACTGGAGTTAAAAAACCATTGTTTACAAACCTAGCAGGCACTGGTAATTTAAATGTAGAAATCGAAGACTCAATTATAGCATCGCCAATAGATAGTATTACAGTTTCAACATTTAATGAAACTAGTGGCGGTTCGGGTATATTTGAAAGTTCTTCAATTAGAGTACACGAAGTTGCAGATAAACATGGGTTAATTACTTTTGTTGCATACCTAAATGATTATTTTGGTAAACTATATGCATATGGAACATTAGATGATACAGTTTCAGGTAGTAGTGCATGGTTTGCAATACCCTTAGGATCAATAACTGATTATGCAGATTATACATCTGCTACAACAAAGTTAGATCCATTTAATTTAACTATTGCAACAAAATATATAAAATTTCAGCATGTACCAGATGTAAGTAACGCAGGAACATTAACCAAAATTTTAGTACGAGCGTGATACTAGATTATGTAAAGACATTACTTCCTATCAATACTAAAGTTAGTCCAAGTGGCTGGCATACCATGAACTGTCCTGTATGTACGTTCAATGGACAATCACGACCCGATACAAGAAAACGAGGAGGCTTTAATTTTAATAATGATGCAGTAGCATATCATTGTTTTAATTGTGGTTTTAAAACATCTTGGCTTCCGGGTAGGAAAATTACATCTAAATTTAGAGTTTTATTAACTAATCTTGGTGCAACAGATAATGATATTAAAAAACTCATATTTGCATCAATGCAAATAGAACCTGACAAAGCACAAGTTACATTTGATTCATTAGCAATACCAGGGCAATGGAAAGAAGAAAAACTACCAATTAATGCTAAACCAATATTAGATTGTAAAGTAACAGATGAGTTTACTAAAGCATTAAAGTATCTTGAAAAACGTAGTTTGTTAGATGCAGGTAAATGGTACTATACAAGTGAAAAAGTTTACAATTTTAATGAACGTATAATTTTACCATTTGAATATAATAATAAATTTGTAGGCTATACTGCTAGGTTATGTAAACGTCCTAAGTCTAGGAGCATACCAAAATATATTACAAAATCGCCACAAAGTTTTATATTTAACTATGATCAGCAAACCAATGTTAAATATACGATTGTGTGCGAAGGACCGTTTGATGCATTAATGGTTAATGGTGTTGCAGTTTGTGGAAATCATTGCAATAATAGACAAGTAGATTTATTGAATCATTTACCAACAACAAAAATTGTGGTACCAGATAAAGATGGAAAAGAATCCAACTTAATGGATATCGCAGTTGAGAACAATTGGCATATAAGTTTACCTGAATGGCCAGAAGGCATTAAGGATATATGTGATGCAGTAGCACATTATGGTAGATTAGAAACACTAATCACAATTTTATATGCTAGAGAGTATAACAAAATTAAAATTAAATTGAAACAGAAAAAATGGCTGAAGTAGATTACACATACGATTTACAAAAAATGTTTATAGAATTTTTGGTAACGGAACCAGAACTATATGCAAGATGTAGAAATATAATTGACCCTAGTTTTTTTGATGCTACACTTAGAGAAAGTGTAGAGTTTATACAAACATACTCAAATGAACATTCTGCTATGCCTGGGTTTGAGGTGCTAAATGCAAAAACAAAAAAGAAGTATGAAAAAGCACCAGTTACTAAGCATGAAATAGATTGGTTCTTAGGAGAGTTTGAACAATTTTGTAAACATAAAGCATTAGAAAAAGCAATTATAGAATCTGCTGATTTATTAGAAACACAAGATTATGGTACCGTAGAAGGTATTATTAAAGAAGCAGTTAGTGTAGGGTTGACAAAAAATTTAGGCACAGATTATTGGGAAGATCCACTTGCTCGATTAACAGAATTAAAAGATAAAAATGGTAGTACAAGTACAGGCTGGAAAACAATAGATGACAAATTGTATGGTGGTTTTAATAGAGGAGAACTTAGTATATTTGCAGGAGGCTCCGGTGCAGGTAAAAGTTTATTCTTACAAAATTTAGCACTTAATTGGGTTGAAGCAGGATTTAATGTAATATATCTAAGTTTAGAACTTAGTGAAGGATTAACTGCGATGC